AAACATCATAACTAAATTTCTCTTCTAATATAAAGTTTCTTTCTTCTGGTGATAAATGAGACTTTGTAGTTCTATAATATTCATCAAGAACATCAGCATCGTCCATTTTATCTATATCTTTATTTAAATTAACATAGTCAACTAAATCACCACCAGTTTCTTCCATAAAATCTACGACTTTTTGTATATTTTCTGGTAGTGGTTTACCTGTTGCTACAGCTTCTTCTATAGCTTCTTCAATTTTTTCTTCAGCTTCAACAACTTCTTCTTCAGTTACTTCTTGAACAACAGGTTGCACTTCTTCAGGTGTTTCGACTTTTTCTTCTTTTTTAGGTTCTTCATTAACAACAATAACTTCTTCTTCTTGCTTAACCTCTTCTTGTTTAACAGGTGGTTTGTCTATATTAACTTTTGTTATATTGTCTTCAGGTTTTTTTATTTTAACCTTAGTTACATTATCTTTTTTAGTCTCTTCGACTTTCTTTGTTTCTTCTGCCATAATAAAATTTTATAAAATATTAAATATTAAAGACCAAACCTATCAAGACTTGCGTCTCCTGTAAGTATATCATTACCTGAAGACTCAAATTTATTAAGTGAATCAGCCCCTTTTCTTTGATCTATCATTTGTTTTTGATGCATAGCTTGTCTATCAACTCTTTCATCTTTTCTATCTTCACGTAGAGATTCTAGCTTAGCAGCAGTTTCTTTTTCTTTACCTTTTAAATCAGTATTTAATTTAAACTCTAACATCATTAATTCTTTTTTAATTTTAGCTTCGTGTTCTAAATATCTCATTTGTAAAGAGTTTTTAGTTCTTTCTAATCCAACTTCATTATCATATTTAGCTTGTGTTTTTTCAAGTTCTATTTTAGCGGCTTCTTGAGCAGCCATATTAGTAGCTTGTGTTTGAGCTTGTATGTTTTGTTGTTGCATTATTTGATCACGCTCTTGTTTCTTTCTTCTTTTTATTTTTAAAAGTTGATTAGCTAGCTTTACGTTTTTAGTATCTCTTATATCTATAGCATCATCTAAGTCTATTAACTTTTGACTTAATGCCATTTGTATATTGTTTTCAAGTATAGCTTTTTCTTCTTCATCTGGCATTAGTTCTATGAATATACCAAAGTCATATAAATGTAAACTACCCATTTCAGTAAGTGTTGCTACATTGTGAGCACCTATAGCTCTTATAAAAGCATCACGCGTTGGCGAGTACTCTATTATATCTGATATTCTAAGTGATAAACACTCCGCAGCTTCAGCAGTTAAAAATAACATTGACTGTAATATGTGTCTTGTTGCTGTGTTTGAATTAGCAGCTGCTAGCTTTTGTACACCAACTAAAGCGTTACGATCTGGAGTACTAGCATCTCTTGCTTCGTTTAATCCGGTTACATCACGTATCATTTGTAAATAATAATTATACGTTTGTATTAGAGCTTGTAACTTACCTCCATTAACACCGTTGTTTATTTGTTGTATCGGTACTTTACCTGGATTTTGATCACCATCTGATGTAAAACTTCTACCTATAACACTACCAGTTTGGAAGAACATATTTAAAGCTTCTTGTGGATTGTAATTTGTTCCATTACCTAAATCTATTTCAGCTAAACCATCTGCATCTAAGTAAACACCATCAGGTACCATACGAGACATAACTTGCTGTAACTTTAAATGTGTTAACTGTATCATATCAGCAAAACCAGTTATTCTACCTACTAAACTCTCTATTCTACCTTCATACATACGAGGCGCTGTTATCTGGTAACTCATTTTAACTTTACTAAAATCAGAGTCTGATCTCATCATATTAGGCATCATACGCCATCTTAAAAGTTTATTAGAACCTAATAAATAAACACCTTCAAATAAAGCTTCAACAGATCTTTCTAGTTTACTAAAATCTCCTTCTTTATCTTCTGGTGGATTAAACGTATCATCTTTTTCAATAACTTTTTCTAAGCCAGCTGCAGTTTTCTTTAATTTATAAACATCGTTCATGTGTGTTTTAAAATTAAAATATAAAACGTGTATCTTGTTTTTATCTCTATGAGCTGATCTTCTGAGTGGATCTTGACCTTTATCAACTATTTGTTTTATATCTGGTTCAGTTAGTCCTGGAAACTCTTTTACAATTTCATTTATCGGTAATTCTTTTACTTCACCAACATAATATAAATCATCAAAGTATGGAGACTCAGTGTGTGAATAAACTAAATTAGCTGGATCAACATATTTTATTTTAGCACCTTCACTAAAATCAAAAGTAGTTTTTGTAGCACTTATACCTAACGTTGTTAAATCATATAGACATCTTCTTCTTATTAAGTCATAATCACTATTTTCCATTAAAACATTTATAGCTTGTTCTTCTGCTAACTCAACAGCTTGTTTATAATTAAGCTGCATATGTAGTTTTAATTCTTCTTCAGAGTCTGGTAAGCTTTCTTTATCATTTTCATATAAGTTCATATTAAATTGTTGAGCAACTAAATCGTTAAACTCTTTTGATCTTATATCTCTTAATACAGACTGCATATATTCAGTACGCTTGCTAACACCATAATCATCTTGTGAAAAGCAATTTATTTCATATGATCTTTGCGCCATACCATTTACAACGATATCTACGAACTTTGGTATAATAGGCACTGGCTTCCAGTCTAAGTTTAAATAAGATAAATCACCATTTATAGATAATTCATTTTTATATTTTTGAACAGACTGCTCGCCTCTTGCGTATAGTCTTAATTTATGAAAAGTATTTAAAGTGTGTTCAAACTTTGAGTTATGTCCGTTAAACCACTCGTATCTTATCGCTTGAGCAACCTTTAAACCATATTCATTACTAACTTTTTCAAAATCACTTACCGCTTGTGACGGAAAGTTTATATGCGAATACATCATACCTTTTTATTTATAATTCTAGATGATAGTCCTTTGTTATTATATTTTGCTATATTTAGGTTTAAAGCGGTTTTTTCTTTTTTAGGATTTGGTCTATACATATGTCTGTTACAAGCCATTATAGCTAAACCAGAACTTATAGATGCATCATGTCTAGTTCTTCTATTTATATCAAACTTAGACCAGTCATTTAGTGTTTCGTTAAAATACATACCACCGTAAGTATTATCTTCTAACATACCTACATGATCGTTAATATACATTTCAATAGCTGCTGCGTGAGCTTGCTTTATATCTTCACTTGAGTTTGGTACTCCACCTATTTCTTTTTCAGTTGTTGATAACTTATTCCATATTTTATCTGGTCTGTTCATACTAAAACCTCTGTAACCCCTTCTTCGTAAATAGTATAATAATCTTGGTTTGTTATTTTCTGCAAGTAGTGGCATACCATAAAATACTAACGCCATTAACACGTCTTCAAAAAACATATCAGCTGTTTGTGGTCTAGCTATATATTCTAAAAAGAAAGTGTTTGCTGGTGCATTTTCCATTGAAAACTTAGTTAAACCATGCAATGCACCTTTCGATCCAGTACCATCAACTGTACCTGATATGTCGTATGAGTCACAACCAAAAGCACCAACGTGTTCATTGCCTGGATATCTAACACCATTTTTTAATATAACACTATTTTGCATGTTGTTATCAGGAAACCAACTTATTTTAAACCTACCATTTGGATCTGGATTAAAAACAACTCTTGTATCTTTAACACCGTTTGTCCATTGAAAGTTGCCAATACTTAGTGTTGTCTCGTTTCTATTACCTTCGTTGTAGTCTATTTGTTCGTATATCTTAATTAAGTTAAATATACTATTTTTAGTTTCATCTCTAAACGCATGCTCTTCAGTTCTCGGAAACTGACGATAAAATTCATTTAAAGCATCTTGGTCATCACGTAAACCATCAGCTTCGTTCTCCCAGTGGTTTATAACGCCATAATCTATTTCTAGTCCTTGTGGATCAAATGTTTGTTGTTCAGGATTAGTGAACACAGGTCGTCCGAATTCATCAATGAATCCTTCATAATTCCATTCCATAGGAATAAACAAAGAATATAATCCCGACTTAGTTTGTCCATTTCTGTTGCGCTTGGTAACATCTGAATCATTGTACAAGTTTTTAAAATTATCACCTCCTTTATCTAATGCGTTACTTGTACTACCCATCATACACTTACCAACAACTCTACTACCTAAACGTAAACAAGTTTTTGTAACTCTCCAGTTATTTTTTATATTATCAGGTCTTTCCCACTTGCCACTTTCATCGTGAACTAATAAGTTTAATTTCTCGCCATCATAACTATTATCACCCGTATTCTTCCAGTCTATAGTTGTATCAAGACCTTCAACATCATCCATCTCTTCACGTTCACGTATTTTTTTACGTGTAAACTTTTTAGCTGGCACTCTATATGCTAGCTCTGACTTTGGCCTGTCCATACCATCTTGTATAGGTTTAAAAAAGAAAGGGTAGTTTAAACTTATTGGTACTACTTTGTCTGTAAACATTTTCTTTGCATCAGCACCTGATTTAGATAATATACCAAACCTACTATCACTAGCAAGTGTAGCTAGATTAACTGTTTCAGCAGAACTCATAAACGAAAAACCTGATCGTCTATTTTTTAAGTAACACATACCATAACATCTAGCATCTGCTTTACAAGCTTCCCAGAATATAAAAAACAGTTTATTTGCTTCTCTAAAATCTGGCGCACCTACATCTATTTTGCTCCACTGTAAATACATATAATGAGAGCCTGTTATATATGTTGGTTCACCTTTGTTCATAAACCAAAAACCTTCTTCTCTTCTTTTAAACTCTTCATCTATATAACCGTAGTGTTCTTCTTTAAAATCAAGAGAATAATCTTGCCAATCAAATACTGTTTTAATTTTTTTAAACTCAGGCTTGTCTGTAAATCGTTTCCACTTTTGCTCTGACTTTATCTTACTACAAGAATATATTTCTTTTGGTTGTTTTGGTAAAGCTATTTTTAAACCTTGTATTTCAACAACATCACCTATCATACCAGTCTTTGATATAACAACAACATCGTTTTCTTTATTATAACCATACTTCCACTTTTTAGATTTATTTAATCTTTTTATAGTGTTTATACGTATTGGTTCTATTATTTTATATAAACTTTGCTCGTACTTCATTTTGATCTACCTTCTGCAAAACCTTTAAATGTTGTTTGCTTTTTTTCTTGAACTTTACCTTCTATTATATTTTCTTCTTCGTGTATACGATTAAGTATTTCAAACGCATCAAATATAGCTAGCTTTTTAGTTGCTGCTGCATTTTTTAATCTGTCAGCTGATATATCATCATCACTATCAACTATAGGTTCTTTAGCAACTTTAATAAGTTCTTCAACGGCTTTGCGCCCAGCTTGGATTATATTCTTTTTCGTCTCCTTTATATTCATATTTAATTGTAATAAATTTATTTAAAACTCTATATAATCTTTCACTGTTTATAACAAATTCATATTCACTATTAGGTGTAAAGCCAACTAAAGTATTTATATCAAAAGTACCGTCGTTATATTTTATAATACCTATAAGAGATCTTTCTGTTTCTTTAAC